TTGCTTCCTGTGTGCGGAGGAAGATGACGACTAGGTCATCCTCTCCTTTGACGGAGGCGGCACCTCCATCTACGCCTGGAACATCTGTAAGAGTGAAACAGGCACCGTCAGCCTTGAGCATCATAACTCCTGGCCACCACTTTTGTGTTAAGTCGACGGTTTTCTTGTCTTTTCCAGGCTGAGGTGGAACTAACTCGCCATACCAATCATACGGTTTTCCGGAAAAGTATATCTCTTTGAAAGGGTATTTCAGAAGAGCTATCAGATACCAAATGTAGGCATCTGTGAAAGCAGCCTGCTCATTAGTAACTGGTATAATGACCAAGGTCTTGTCCAAGTCAGCGAATGTCTTCCCTAACCGTTCCATGCCTGGTGATCCTGGGGTAAGGATCTCCGACATGAATTGAGTTGCCATATAATACGCATTTATCTTGGGTAAGCTGGCAACTCCATTGACGGCATATGCTGGCAGATATGCGTCGTACCACTTAGGCTGCTCGTTGGCACGCATAGAGGTGGTTGGGCTAAGGCCTGCGTCGGGCTCAAACCCCATTGCACCGTAATAGCCTAAGAGATGGGCCATAGGTGATTTGGCTGAATAGCCTCCTCGGATAGCTTCCTGGGCGTCAGGAATACCGGCAGTAGTGGGAGAGTGTGCAAAGAATGGAGATGCAATCCTCAGTACTTCAAGCCACTCAGCGCCATGCAGAATTGGCGCCCTCATCCGCATATACGAGTTAAATGCGGTTGGTGGAGCTGGGCCATCCCAGTTCATAATCTGCTCCACTTGTTCGGACAAACTTGTTGCGCGTCCTGGAATATGGTCTTCTTGTGCCATAGTCCACCTATTGTCTATATCATATATCACGATAGGGGTTGCTGTTAGATGCTTGGGGTCGTTGACCTTTTCTGCGGCATATTCGTAAGCATACATAGATATACCACATGCTCCTACATCGTTAGCTCGTTGGACCATTTTGTGGTCCCAGCGCGTGCCTCTGAGTGCATTGCGAGTGTTCAGCTCGGCAGTGATGAAACCATGCTCGGGCTTGTTCACATCCAGGGATGGGAAGTTGGGTGCTTGCGCAGTGTACTGCGCGAATATTGTCTCCCACAACTCGCCTTTCGCGTCAGTCGGCTCTGGGCGGAGTTTGTTGACATCAGCATCTTTACTTTGATCCTGAAGATTTATACCTTTATCGGGTATTCTGGTGGTGACGGGAGGGGGCACTTGAGAAGCACCAGAGTTCCCTTGTCCGGCATCCCGATCCATACGAGATGTCGTCTGTCCGTCAGGTGCGCTTGACAGTACAGTCGATCGTTCAGCCTCCGTTGTACCCACACCTATAGTGTCTACGTTATCGGATGGCATAAGAGAAGATCGTAATTAATTCACCAGTCAGGAAAGCTACCTGTCTGGACCTGCTTCTTCCGTGGGGAAACAGGAAGTGTATCATCTGAAGTGTCCAGATTTGTGCCATACTTGGCTTCGCCTGCGTTTATGGCAGAGATCGCAGCCTGTGCGTGGCTGAGTGCGGCTGGGTAGTCGCCTCGATAGGCAGAGTGAGAAGCTTTTGCCACTCCCTGTGCTACTTTGACAGGCGTAGAGTATGATGGCATACCATCACTACTACACCTGGGTGAGACTTCATAAGCCATAGAAGTCACGAAGGCTCCTGCTGCTGCAGCAACAATAGCCAAGCCTGCAGTCTTAGCTGCAGACTTTTTGCTGCCAGAGCAGCATGACCCGTACCCTCCAGAGTGAAGAGCTGAGCTTTCGACCCAAGCATTGGTTCTGTCGAATGTACCACTAACTGCTGAGACAGAGTGGGTACCTCTAAAAAGCACCTCTGATGAGGTGTCCGAGTTTTTGTCCTTATGGGCGGGTGTCATTCTACTGGACCCGCAAGGAGGGGCATCACCGCTGAAATTTTGCATTGGGTAACTCATAAGACCCCGTTTGGCGGTGAATAGTATTCCTGGGCTGTTGCCTGGTAACAATAAGGACAGCGCAGCGAATGCAACTTATGAGATAGTTGAATCGTGTGCGTATGCGTCTCACCTGTAATACTCACCGTGGTGTGGTAAGTTACAGGGTTGAAGATTTTGTCATAGCTATCTTCACGTACGGGAGGCTGTAAGCCTGCCTCGCTGAATACTTCAAACCAGTATTCATCTGCACCGTCGGAGACAGATGGTGCAGGGATGTTCTCTACCTTCATTGTGACGGTAGTGAACATGCACTTGGCTAGATGAATGAATTCATCCGTTGTCGCTTGCCCATCCCTTATTGCCAAATATGAATGGTACAAGTCGGCGACCCCCTGCCTGGAGGTGGATCTTGTTTCTGTCATAATGTAAGACTCCCTGTTGGTGAATCTTGCCATTACCATGCCCGCCACCGCTGAGGCGATGCTCCTGGAACCGACCTTCCGTTGAAGACGGGTGATGCATTTGAATCCCTCCTGTGGGTTTCCAATCCGGTCGGCGATGCACTTTGCGCGACTCTGGAAGCGTGTGAATCCTTTATGGGTTCTGGGTTTTTTGCCGTTAGGCCCGCTTCCATCAGCACGTTTGGGTTTATCACCGTCGGGTTTTCTCGCCGAGGTGGGGTCCGAACTATCGACCCTATCATCATCGTCAGCGCCGTCAGAGCGAAAGCGATCAGTGATAATATGGCACAGGCGGTCAAGTACGGCGCCCGGACCGGTGCCTGCACTATTCGCTGCGTGGTTGTCGAGTGCATGGTACGCGCTCTCCACTGTCCTAGTCCCTGGGGGGAAAGTGACCTTAGCCATGGGCGCATTGTCTGATATAATGCGCTTAACCACCTTGCTACGGCGGCAATCTTCGTCTCTGCTGGAGACAAAGGGTCTGGTGTCTCTGGCGAGATCAGAGCGGTATACGGAAGATCCTGCTCCCTGACCTCTACGATCGAGAACAGATCTACTGTCGTCAATGGTGAATACCGCTGGGCGTGAAGTGGATCTTTCACTATTGGTTGAATTGCAAACTAGTAACTCACCTGACATTACCTTCGTTCCCGGTTATGCCTTTGTTAGATGACATGTCATCTTCTAGTACGGACGATTCCGTATCCGTCTCTTCACCTGTCGGCGGTAAGGACGGGTTGTCGACAGTGACGACAAATATGCTAGGAACTAGCTTACAATGGCCTTCAACGTAGTTGACAGGACGAGTGAGCAGGTTAAAGTAAGAGCTGGTCACTTTCTCTTGTATGACGAGAGGGGTTCTTTCCGTCTCAAGGCAGCATTCGCTGCACACATATGTCATAAGCTCAGTCATGAGCTGAAGCTTGTCAGAGGACGCGCAGATAGACTCAGGGGCTGCGCCTTCAATCGCGTAGGCAAGCTTGTAATCCCACAGTTGGTAGGTCACTGCCCGAAGGGATTCATCGGCATCATCAACGGACACCTCCACCGAATATGCAATATAAGGTGACAATCCCGTGGCGAAACACTTGGTAAGTCTTTGCCACGTCTTTTTAATTGCCTCGTCTCCGCTACGGCGAACAGAGGAGGCGGCAAAAAGGCTCTTTTCCTCTTCGCATACGCTACTACCTGCTTGTGAGGTAGTGCCTATCCCTGAATCTGTAGGAACAGGAGATAGAGGTTTGGCTGCGGCTGTTGCTAAAGCCAGATCAGCGGCCAGAGCATCAGCTTGTTCCCGCTTCTCCATTGAATGGACGTACCGCTTCACATAACGATGGAGGGTTGGCGTCGTGTAT